AGTTGCACTACCAGTGTAGGCTTGAACTGGAAAATCCCCAGTCCAAACCTGCATTGTTACAACTGTTGTCATGTCGGTTCCATGTCAACGATGTTACACTGTCCCCCGAGTCGAACAAGAGCATCGCATCCGATAATGTCGGTCTCGCCTTCTATGTCATGAAGGACGATACTCGTCAAGCAGGCCCCTGGCATGATCCAACACATACACCCAAGAAGGTCAACACCTACCAAGGAGATGATTTACAGTGCATGGAAACTCCCTTTCCGTTCCAAGCTACGATTATCGCTGAACTCTCTCAGCCTCCCGACGATCGTACAATCAACTGGGTATACAACGCACAAGGATGTGCAGGCAAGTCCAAGCTCATGAAATATCTCAGGATGAACAAAGAATTTGATTTTGCAAGGGTCCCCCTTGGCACAGCAACACAGATCAAGACGAGTGTCATTTCCAAAGGGCCTCATCGCATATATTGCGTCGATCTTCCCCGAGTTCGTGGTTCCGACGAACGACAGCAGGAATTATTTTCTGCACTTGAAGAGATAAAGAATGGATGGGTGGAGTCACCCATGTATGGCAAAACAGCAGAACTGCTAATGATGCCACCTCACGTGTGGATATTCTCAAACGAGGTTCCCAACCGTCAATTCGCCTCCCGCGATCGCTGGAGGGTTCACACCATCGATAACAATGAGCTCATTCCATATATCCAAGAGTACGACCCCATGTCGTGAAAAGTGCTCGCTTTTCTTCCCACCTATCCCCAGGTACCCAAAGAAATTTTACTAGGAGGGACAACGTAGTGCCAGTAAAATTTCGTACTATAGGAATTTCTAATTTCGTATATAAGTACAAATTGATGCACGTATAGTATAGCCATGCCTTATGCTAGACGAAGACGAGCGCCAGTGCGCACTGGCGTCAGTTCTAATCCTGTTAATACGCGTGGTCGCAAGCGTTATGTCAAAAGGCGCAGATACCGTAAGCCGCGTGTCCGTACGAATGCGCGCAAAATCGGCCGCCTTCAACACCAAGTCAACAAGATCAGGCTAAAAGCCTATGGTCATCCTCAAAAATGTTTACAGTTTGCAGATCCGATTGCTCCAGGCGCCACGTTTTCACCGTGGGCCCAGTACCCGTTGTTGATCCATCTCAGCAACCTTCGAGCACAGTCACTTCCAACAAACACAGGATGTCCTGTCTTCCAAGTTCAGCCTGGTGGAACAGTTTTGCAGACAATAGGTGAATTCAAGCCTGTTGGCAATGCCTTCTGGAATTCTGCCAACAAAGACGTCTGTGATACGGGCCAAATTTATTGGCGTGGCATGAATTTCAAGACACAGATTCGTGGAGACCGCAATTTGGTCGACGATGTGTATGTGAACATTACCGTTTTCAAGTATAAGCCAGGCAACGTTCAGCTTATTGACCCAGAGTCGGGAGCAGGCCTCATTCTACCCACATGCCTTTCGGAACTCTCTGACATGTGTGGCAGGAACACATTCAACAAGTCATATTTTCAGACTTTTCGCAATAAGACCGTTTACCTGAATTCAAGGACCTCCACAGCTACTCCTCCTGCAGAAGTCCAACGTGGCACAACTGGTAATCTCATGTATGACACCTTCAGTATGGAACCGAAGAGGATCATGACTCAAGCAGTTACTAGCACTGTTGCTGGTGAAGAGCAGAACATCAGTGGAATCAAGGGTTGGCAAAATGTCAACACCACTGTCAGTCAAGATTTATGGATGCTTGTCAGCACCAACCTCCAATATCCAGCCTCAGGCACAGTCACCGAGAGAATCATTTGTGACTTTAGTCGCACAGTCTACTGGCGGGACATGATTGGGTCGGGAATTGCATAAATCCCCCCCCCCCCGTAGTAGCGTATAGTCCCACTGACTCACAAAATATATAAAACACAAAAAAAAGGAGGGGCCCTTCGGGCCCTTTCACCCCCCCGGATTTCTTTCTTTTTTTATAAAGCCAAAGTACCCGTATATAGGTATCGGGACCGGTACCGCCGAATCGTGCTACGAATCGGG